TATGGCAATTATTCGTTTTTTGCCAGCACCAGCAGTAGATGGTGATGATGCACTTCCTTGGGTTCGTGTCTTCAATCATGGTTTTCAAGGTCCAGGTGGATGGTACATTGAAAATTCTTTGACTACTTTGAATCAGAAAGACCCAGTATCAGAATACAACTCTGTGTTGTGGAACTCTGGTATTGAAGCAAACAAAGAAATTGCACGTAAGCAGAAGCGCCGTCTTACATACATTTCAAATGTGCTTATCGTTTCTGATCCCAAGAATCCGGAAAACGAAGGTCAAATCAAACTGTACAAGTTTGGTAAGAAAATCTTCGACAAACTGACAGAGGCAATGAATCCTCAGTTTGAAGATGAGAAGGCAATTAATCCATTTGACTTCTGGGATGGTGCAAACTTCAAAATCAAGATTCGTCAAGTTGAAGGTTATCGCAACTACGACAAGTCTGAGTTTGAATCTTCTTCAGCATTGTTTGATGGTGATGATGCAAAACTTGAAGCACTATGGAAAAAAGAATACTCACTCAAAGAGTTTCTTGATCCTAAACACTTCAAGTCATATGATGTGTTGAAGGCAAAACTTGATAAAGTTCTTGGTCTTGATGGTGCCGCACCTGTGTCTAAGACAAAGGCTGAAGACTTTACACCACGCTCTTCACCCGACATTGAAGATGAAGAACTTGATTACTTCAAGTCTCTAGCAGAAGATTAAACTGCAACGCCACCTTCGGGTGGCGTTTTTTTATGCTGGCACTGCAACGTTTGTTCGTTTCGTTTCTGCTACAACGTTGTTTGTTGTACGTGCGTTAATGTAAGTTGGATTCTGCGGTTTGGATTGTTCTCTTTGTTCTTTTGATAGTTCAGATGAAGATTTTCCTATATCATAATCTGGCGCCTGTTTTCCTGTTGCCAAGTCAACGGGTTTTCCAGATTTGTTTGGAACAATGTCACCATCAGGTGTGGGTAGACTTTTCAAAGGAGTTACGTGCCAATCTTCTCTCTTAGAAGGATCTTTTCCCTGTTTTATTAGGAAAGAGGATGTGACTGGTCTTGTAAGCCCGAATTTTTCTAACCAACCTTTAGGGTTGTCAACGTCACCCGCTAACGTTCCAAACATTTGACCTTTTGCTTGAATATCAATAGCAGTACCACCTGTGTGTGGTGATCCCGCACCAGATGTACCATCAGCACCTTTTAGTGGTGCAGCAGGTCGAGCAACGACACCTCCTTTTTTACCAGATGCAATCCATTTGTCGTAGAGTTCTTTTTGTTCTTGATTTGAACGATATGCTGAGTTGATAAGAAGTTTTTGTCCTGTTTCTTTTGTGTATGCTGTTGCCATTTGCACCAAAAGTTTTTCAAATTCAGGCTTCAATCCAGAATAATCAATAGGAGTAAATTTTGGTGAATTGTCTTTAACAACCGATTGCAAACTGACCGATGAAGATGGTTCTTTTGCTGGCTCGGGCAAAGGTGCCATTGTTCCATCTGACGGTGGAACTTTATTTACGTCAATTTTAGGTTCTTCTTTTTTCGGTGCAGGAGTTGGTGTTACGGGTCTTTCTTCAATCGGAGGTAATTTTTTTTCTTCTTTTCTGAATAAACGTTCCAGAAAAGGTTTCTTTTTTTCTTCTTCAAGTCTTCTTTGTGCCTCTTTTTCAGCTTCTTCTTTTTGTTTTTTCTTCTTCTCTTCTTCTAGTTTTTGTTTTTCTTTTGCTAGGTTATCTTTTTTTTCCGTTAAATCTTTATCTTCCCGATCAAGTTTTGAATACTCTTCTTCCAACTCTTTCGATTTTTTTACTAGAATTTCTCTTGTTGTTCGTCTTTCTTCCAGTTTGTCAACATCGACACCAAGAACATCTATGGCAAACACCCTTCCTAATTGTTGAAGTCTTGGAGATAACCATTCTACAGCCATTTCAATATATTTTCCAATACCCTTAATCATTTCTTTATAAAAAGAACCTGCTTGCATAATATAATTACCAACTTGTTCTTCACTGATTAAACCGAAACTCAAAAAACTCAAATACTTTTTGAAGGAAGATTCAAATAAATTTAGCCAATCAGTGTTTTCGTATAACGATTTTATCCCATCAGATATAAAACCTATTCCTTCTTTTACTTTCGAAATTAAGTCTTCAACATATGGAGTTATGATTTCAGTTACTTTGTATACGATATATCCAATTGAAAGTAGAGTTCCAATAAACAAGAGTTTAATTAATGTAACTAATTTGTCTAATATTCCGGCCAAAAAAGTTCTCTTTTTTTCTTTACCGTATTTTTTAACTTTAATATTGGCAACTTTTATTTCTTTTGATTCGGAAAGTGATTTGGTTAAATCAGATATTTGTCCACCAACGGCAGGTTGAATGTTATGTAACTTTACAAATCTAGAGAAAGTATTGCTAAGTGATCTTAGTTGTTTTGCCATTGATGGAAACAACAAAGTTTCTTTGGCGACAATACGCATCGCTGCTATACCTTTTGGTGTAGCAGTATCTTTTACTACTTTACTTTCTGGATTTGTTTTATTAAAAAGTTTATCAAACATTAGGTTGTTCTATTTGCCAATGCTTCTGTTGGGTCTGTTTTTTCTACTGACGCTACGTTTTGATTATTTGTTTTCTTGATGTTATTTGTTTTACTTGCGTCAGCTACATTCACATCTTTAGGCTTCATTTGTTCTCTTTGATTTTGAGCTAATTGTTTCGATTCTTCACCAATATATTTTCCAGCAGATGCAACTTTTGTTGATGATAAAATTGATGCTAATGCTACCGAACCTTGTTTGTCGTTAGCAGCACCAGAACGAATTAAACTTACTGTTGCCGGCGCTCTGTCTCCAACTTGTTTGTACCATTTACTTGCTTTAAATTCATCGGCAGCTTCTTTAAATTTACCTTCTTTAAGTAAACCAGCAGCAATTTTAAATTTTTTGTACCAATATCCGCCCATGTTATAGGTTAAATCAATCAAACCTGCTTTACCTGCTTCGTTTGCTATATCCCAACCGGGTGCTTTTTTAGCAAGGTCTAAATGTTCTTTAAAATCTTTTTCAAATAATTCACGAACTTCTTGATTTGAAAATTCTCTGTCCCATTCTTTAGGTAAAGTTTTTCCGTCACCAATCAAGTGTCCAACACCAACTGTCCACAGCCCACGTGAATCTTTGTAGGGCTTATTTTTCCATCCTTCATTTGCGATTACCATTTGTTTAATGGCTTCATATTCGCCGCTTGTTGCTGATGGTTTAGAAGTTGTTGGTGTTATCGCTGGCGTTGGTTTTGTTGCTGCTTTAATCTCTTCTTTTTTTGTTGCTGGTTTAACTACAGGTTCGGTTTTAACTTTCTTTGAAATTTTTCTTTCATCATCACCAGCATCACCTATGCCTTCAAATTGTTCTGTTCGTTCTTTTTCCAGTGCAACTAATTTTTGTTCTTCTTTTGCCTTTTCTATTTTAGCTTCTTGCAAACGAGCCTTTTCTGGACCTTCGGTCATCTCAGTTATACTATATTCCAAAACCGAAATTTCAACTTTTAATTGTGCAATTCTTGTTTTTTTTCTTTCAATAGATTCACTCATCTGTTCAAAATACTTGCCGTATTTTTCAAACATTTCAGCATCATCTTTCAAACGTTTTTCATTTAACTCTTCAAAAGAGGATTTGTAATCTTCGGGTCTAGACTGTGTTGTAAATAAAGACTTTGCTTTACTAATGATGAATGTGGCAAAACTAGTAACCTTTTCTTCAACAAATTTGATGGCACTGTCAATAGTATTAAATACTTTCATTGCCATCGTGTCTATCCATTCGACAAAAGAGTCCTTAAAGTTTTTTATATTGTCTTGACCAAATATACCAAACGTAAGAGAATCAATTACACTTACAATAAATTTGTCAATAAAATCTTCACCTTTTACAAATGCTTCCCATGTTTCTTTTATGGGTTCCCATAAAATCAAACCAATTAAAACAGCACCGGCGACAATAGGCAAAAATGGACCTGACCAAACTGACGCCAGTATTGAAACAGATGCTCTTTGAATTAACTTAGTTAAACCTTTTTGCATAAAACGTTTAATGGCATTTGTAAACATCTCAATTAGAGGTTTCATTATTTTTGATGTGTTCTTTTTAAACCACTCCAGAAACATCTTTTTAATGTTTAATTTACCTAATAAATTTTTCAAGCCAGACATTACTTTTCGTTTAAAACGAATTAACTTACGAATGGCTGTTAATTTTCTATAACGTTTTAATACTGCTGCTGTTAGATTTCGTTCAAACTTTCTTGATACTTTATATCCAATAAACGCTGCAACTAAAGTTTTTGCCCAGCCTTTGTTGCCACTTGTGCCGTCTTTTGCACCTGGAGATATTTTTGAACCAACATATTTTTCACGTAGAACATTGAATTTTTTTGCACGTTCATCATCTTTGAGAAGATGCATATCAGGTGTGCCTTTAACCTTCACACCTTCCATTGCTAAGTAGCGTGAGAAATTTAACTTGACTAGTTTCAGCTCTTCTGCCATTTTACCTATGGCAAGATAATTAATTGCTGTTTTTTTAAGCGCACCAACTACTGGTGATGGGGATGATTTGTTTAAGTCACCCTTGTCTATTGTAAGACCAAGAAGATCGGATAACATTATGGCACAGCGTAATAAGAGTTAATAAATTCACTGTTATATGCGCCAGCAGTTTCTTTAGGTTTTTTACCTGTGCTTGTTGAACTGTTGTTCACCGTTCCAGCATCAACATACACTCCAGCATCAGCAGCCGAATCCATTCTTTGTCCTTCAGCAACTTCAGATGATGTTGATGATAATGCAGCACCCGAAGTCGTTGGGGAAGATGCTGCTGGTGAAGGGGATGATTCTGAAGGTGTAACAGAACTTGCTGTACTAGGTGCGCCAGACATTCCTGTTGCACCACTGGCACTTTTTGCCTCAGTAGAACCAGCATCAGTGGTAGTACCAACTGCACCAGTTGATGTTGCAGCTTTAACTTGTTCTGGAGAAGTTTCTTTACTTCTTATTACTTTTAAAATTTTATCAGGATTACCACCTTCGTCAGCAATTGCTTGTCTTACTGCTTGTTCGGATATTTCAAAGTTTGTGCCTACTCTTGAAAATCCAGTTTTAGAATTTGGGTCTATTTGTACAAAGGCTTTTTTTCTTAGAAACTCTATTGCTGCTTCTTTATTTGTTTCGGCTTTTGTTGCTAAAGATTCTTTAGACGCTGTTCCAGTTTTACCTTTTTCTTTTGTGGGTTTACCTGCTGATGCATCTGATGAAACTACGTTGCCCGCAGCATCATAAGTTGTTTCTCCTAGTGCTGTTTTTCCTTTGCCCAAATCTTCTTTTGGTGGCGGCACCGGTGCAGTTGCACCGGTTGGCTGCACAGTAACACTTTCTTTTTTCTTATCGAATGGTCTGAAACCAGGAACTTGAATATCTGAAAAACCCAATCCAATTTTTTTCAGAAGATCACCAACACCAGGTATATCATTTATTTTTGAAAGTGGTATCGTAAACGGATCCCAACCAACATTATCTTTAAGCCAACTAACAATTTTATTAAATGTCTCACCCATAACATCAATCATTGGTGCTAGATATTCCGACAGACTATCTAAAGACTTACGTAACTCTTTTTCACCAAATAAACCCGCAGTGATAAAATCTAGAAATTTACCAACGCCTTTAATTAGAGTTTCTTTTACTATATCTGTTTCTGTTATTTTTTGCCAACCTTCTTTAATTGTTTCAAATAATCCTTCAATCAATGGTAATGGATTTAATTTGTCTGCAATGTCAGACATTAACTTGCCAAGATCGAAAACTTTAAGAAATGCCATACCCAAACCAATAAACAAACCACCCAAAATACTTTTAATCAGATCCCAAAGAAAACTGAGAATACCTTCTTCTTCACCACCTTTTTCCATTCTTTCTTTTTTGGCTTTACCTTCTCTTTCTTGAATTGGCGCAGTTTCTTGTTTACGTGCTGCTTCTAATTCTGCCTCACGTTGATCTTCTGACTTAAAGAATTTGTCTGCTTTTGTAAGAGCTTCTGCATTTTTTAGTTTTACCAACTTGACGATATTTTGACGAAGCACATTCATGTCTCTTGCCATACCAGGCAAAGCAAGAGAGTTTTTAGCAATGATGTTTAGAAAAGGTATGATATCTTCACTGATTGAACCTTCTGATGGATTGCCCACCTTAGTTGGTGAAGTTGAACTTTTTCTTTTTTTGGAAAAGATAGACTCAGCTAGGCTTTTACCTCTACCTATCGTTCTTTTCATATCAGCGAAACTTATATAACCAAGTTCTTTCGCTAAGTCTTCAAACGTTTTATTTGCCATTATCGTTTTTGTTTTTGTGCGTTAATACGTTCTTTTTCTTCTTCCAAATAATTAACTAACAGACTAATGTAGATGTTTCTTTCCCAAGGTAGCATTTCTTCTAGTTCGGTCAAACTATACTTGTGATGCTGCATCATTGCAAAATTTGTCTGATAATAATTAGCTAAAGTGTCATAACGAAATATTAGGCGAAAAAATTTTGGAGTCCTTTAACCACCATGTCCTCCTTATACCCACACTTTGGACAATCAAATTCAAAATCTTTTTTAATTTCAGGCATCGTGTCAAAGAACATACGAATTTTTTCTAAATCTTTTTGTTGCATAGAATCTACAAACTCTTCCAATTCTTTACGAGAAGAGTCTTTGGCATAGTATACTTGATCATCGTCGTAGAGATAATCAATACAGTCAACCAAAATATTAACCATAATATCATTCTCTTCCATTTGTTCATATTTTTGAACCATCTCAAAAGTCGGATACTTTAAACAGATGCCAATTTTATCATTCAACATAAACTTATTTGAATGTTCATTATGTTTTGTTGGCTGAATTTCTAAGAGATTGACATTAAATTCTACAGTACCATTACAAACAGTATCTTCACCTTTGTCATTTTTTACTGTGTTGTTGCATTTGTATTTTAAATTTACAACTTCTTCTACCGATCTTGCACGTAGATTCATGAACAGATATTCAAGATCAAATGTGGGCAACGAATCAATATCAATATCATCTAGTACACAGTTCTTTAGAACTTGCTTAATTGTATTAATTGTTTCTTTGGAATCTTCTGATTCTGCTGCCATTAAAAAAAGTTTCTGTTCTTTGACCAAAAATGGTCGAATTCGAACTTCTTTTCCTGTCGAAATCAAATTTACAGAATAAAGTGGTACATCAAGTTTTGGTAACATAATTTCCTCTCAAATTATTAAAATAAACTTCTTCCAATTGTCGAAATGGCTCCAGCACCAAGTGTTGTAAGAGTTTGACCAATATCAAAACTACCTTCATAAATTGGGCGATATTTTTGATACGCAAAACTTATTGACAGTCGATGAAATCCATCATCACCCCAATTCAATGCTTGTGGGGCAATACCTACTGGAAATGCATCAATTAGTTCGACGGCAAAAATTTGACGAACTAAATCATCATATTGTATAATTTTTATGTTTGTCAAATATCTCGATGCATTACTTTTTGGAAATCTGATATTGTTTGTGTCTGATGGAATAATTGCCTCCATCCAACGATCAAACAATTTGCGTTCATAAAAATCGTTTGTACAAATAAAGGTAAAATTTGTATCTGAATACTGCATACGATAAGGCACTTTAAATGATGGACCATAGATTCGTACATCAGCAGTTTCTAATGTTCTGCCTGGCAGTTCTGCTGCTTCGCATTGAAGTGCCAAGTATCTAGACACAGTTGGATTTGCACCATTGCTGCCATTACCAGTGCCTAGAGCCTGATTGATTGCGCTTGAAACATCACTAAAAATTGAATTCGGAAAATTGAGAATTTTTTCTAATACAGAGTTTCCAACTGCTTGAGCAATGTATGCCGGCAAAGGTATAATAACTTCAAAACGACAAGGGCGTGCGGGACCGCCCTTTGCATTCATATTCGACAAAAATAGATTAGGTGAAAACGACATTAAAATTTATCCTCTGATTCTGACCAGACTTTGCTGGCAGTTGCTTTTGCAAATGATTCTACTGGTAACATGACGGCAATATCCCACTCATCTGCTGTTATTTCAAGAAAACGAGACTGCACATGTCCAGACAAGTATCGTTTGATACACGGCGTGGCTTCATAAATTTTAGATGCTCGTTTTAAAAAATCATAACTAATTCTGAATCTTGTACTCTCATCATATCGATGATCCGTTAAGATTGTGCTTAACTTGTCGAGAAGAATGATTCGTCGCTTTGGGTGAATGTAATGTAGATTCAACCCTAGAAAGCCGTCTGAGTATCGTTCTATTGGAATAACCAATGGGAACCTATCGTAATATGGCAACGAATCTTTCGTCTTTGGATCATAATAATAAAAGTACATACGACCTATGATAGACTGATTTTTTAATCGTTCACGGTCACTCATCAATTGGCCTTTGGTAGGTCTGAGTGCCGGAACTTTGGATTTTAACCAGGCACGTGCTTCACGTGACCGTGGTGCATATCCTGATTTTGCAAGGGATTCCTTGATTCTATCAATAAGTCGTTTCGCCATCTTATATTTATCTGATA